AGGGAATTCCCAAGTTACTCCACCAGTCAATGACTTAGTTGTAACCATGCTTTCAAACATATTATACTGATCATATGCATGAATAACCTCACCACTCCATAGTGGCAACCAAAGCTTATTTGGATTTGCTCCCGAAATACCATCCGCAGCACCTGTGCGTGGTAAAGTAAAATCAGTATACGGAACATTAACACTAGCAAAAGTTGTAGCAGCCATATTAGTATCTCCTATAAAAGTGTAGTAACATTAAAAAAGTAAACGATAGAAACTACACACAATATTAGATTATTCCAAAGGAGTCTTTTTGTGTTGTCTTACTAACTGTACCACCCATTACTACCGAAGTAGGGGGTTTGTGTTGGTTAGTTTAACTTAGTTTTGTAAATTGTTAAAATCAGTTTTAAGCATTCGTTGTTCTACGGCTAGACGAAATTTAGGATCAGATTGATATCTTGGGTTTCCTCTATCAGCATAGAACTCACGCTTTGTTTTATAATTAGTAAGTTGTGCATTTGCTTGGTAGCTAGATACTTGTTGTCCATTAACAGGCATCTCTTTACTTTTTGCAGTAGCACCACTAGTACGATCAAATTTAGTAGCAAGACCAAGCAAAGCAACTTCCCAACTAGGACTGGCTAGTGTTGCGTTGATCTCAGCTTGCTGTTGTACAGTCATTGTCTTAGCAGCCCATGAGAAGATCGAGTGTAGCTTATCTTTACTACCAACAATCTCAGCAGCCTTACCAAAGGCTTCTCTTGATCGTGCTTTCTGACCTTCCATGTAATCACCAATCATCTTATCAGTAAATCCAGTTTTAGTTTTAATTTCTGATTTAGTTTCTTCTGATAAATCATTACTAACCGCAACTTCCATAGACCACTTAGACCAGTCATTATCAGTAAACTTAGGTTCATTTACTGGTTCATTAGTCTTAGCAACTTCTGGTGGCGTATTAGGAATCCGCAATTCTTCTGGAACCTTAGTAATAGGTGCGGTTTCTTCTTTAGGTGGGGCAACAAACGCTGGGTTTGTACCGCCCTCTGTTTGACCATAAGTTTTCTTAAGGTCTGCAACTTCTTGCCTAGCCTTAGTATACTCACCTTGTGCATTCTTTAATGAGTTAAACCAAGCAGTTGTATCTTTAAAATTACTAGGGATCTCAACTCCCTGATTCTTAACATACGCTTCAAAAGCTTGTTGTTCTCTAGCTACCTGTATAGACTCAGGACTAGAAGTTGGAGATTGTTCAGTTTGTCGTACTTGAGTATCAGCCTCGCTCGTTGGAACTGGTTGTTGATATTCAAAAGTCTGAGTCTCATTCGTTTCATCAATCATTATATAGTATCTCCTAAGGGGTTAAACAGACATATCGTTCTGCAAAGCAGAACTAAAATATGTTAATGGTTTTCTCATATCACATACCTTGTTGTGGGGGTTGTTGTTGCATACCTTGTTGACCCATACCTAATTGTGATGGGTCAACACCTAATTTTTGCATAGCCGCACCAACATTTTGACCGCCAGTCTGTTGGATATCTTGTTGTGCTGCCGCTGCTGCTGTATTAACAGCACCATTAGTAATAGCACTACCAGCCTGTTGTTGCATTTGCATTTGCATAGCTTGTTGTTGCTGTTGTTGTTGCTCTTGAGCCACTTGTTCAGCAGACTTAACCCACATACGAGCATCAAATCCAAGTGATGAGATCAATGCCGTAGCATATGAGTCCCACTTAAATGTTTGTAATGCCTGTGGTGGTAAGTTACGAACCATCTCACCCATCTGCATGAGCTTCTGGAGATCAGAATCCCGTGACAAAGCCTGTAAACCAGTGATGATCTCGGTCTGTAGTGTACCATCCTTATCAAAGAACTGAGCATACATACCCTCATCCATATCACCATTGTTTAACATGATAAAGATAGTTCTTTTAATAATTGGTTCCATTAGATCTCTAGCAATAGCAGAAAACGCACCACCCAATACAGTCTCAAGCTCAGAACCAATCATACGAATGGCTGTGGCTGTGACTCTATCACCCGATGGGATAGCAGAGCGTGTCATTAAAAATGCATCAGCAACCTCACGGCGCATCTCAGCAACTGCATTAGCAGTAGATGCTACCTGTGGGTTTAAAGTCTGTGCTGGACTAATGCAGAAGATATCTGCTTGTCTAGCTGGAATGAATGTACCATTACTAGCGGATGAAATATCATCAATCTCAGTCATACCAGCGGGATCAACACCAATCCAGAATGTGGATGATGCTGCCATGCCCTCGATATGGGATTGCGTATAGTTCTCAAGAGACATTAGATCTCCTAAGATATCTTCGCAATGTGATCGACCATAGTTCTCGCCCATGATACCATACCAACGCAAAGGAATAAGAGGTGACACTACATATTCACCACTATCAACAACCTCACCATCATCATTCTCTTTTTTACTGTACCATATATTTGTTTTTTCATCTAGTTTGTATTGACAATACAAAATTTCATAGCCTTGTTGTAAACCACCAATAGAAGATGAGGTATAATAATCATCATCATCATCTTCTTTAGTTGGTTCATATTCTATATGAATAGTTTCAATAACTTTACCCTGTACATTTCGTTGTACTACATACTGATCTGTTCTAATATTTCTAAATGAAAAGTCATCGTTCATTACAACCATAACATCACCAATAATAATAAGGTGTTGTAATGCTTGAAAGATTGTTTCTCGTAAGTTCTGACATACTACTTTATTAAATACTTGAAACGATAGGGTTTCTAAATATGCCTTGATCTCAGGCGTAGCTTCCGCACCATTCTTTAAACCAAAGCGAAAGAATGGGGAATCGTTTAATGGCATCAACGCCGATAACATTCTACTTGACATAGCCGTGACACCACGACTAGCAATAGAGGAAAATGGTTGAGGCAATGCCATGCCATCTGTCCAATTAAGTGGTGGTAGTACTGAAGGAATAGTAAGACTAGCACACTTTCTTGCAAGATTAATTCGGTACTGTCGTCTAGCATCCAACAATCTAAATCGTTCTTCTAGTGTTTGGTCTTTCATTTAGTTCCTTACTTTGGTCTTGTTTGACTTGAGCTATTAGAGCCATATAAACCAGAATACAACGAATCGTAAAAACTAGATCCAAGTTTATCACTAGATGAAGTTGTACTTTGTTGGTTTTGTGCTTTAAGTTCTTCCGCAATTTGTGCTTCAGCGTCTTGTTGAGATATAATTTTAGATTGTTCAGTTGCTTTTTGAGCAAGAATTAATTCTTTTTCTGAAGACAATCTACTTTTTTCATACTCAGCTAATTTAGCATCTCTAGCAGCTGTTGCACTTTCTTCGTATTGCCTTTGTTCTTTTAACGCCGCATCATATTCAGCCTTAGACATTCCACCCGATACTGACGGTCCTCCTCCACCCATAGTTATTCTCCTTATATTGGTCGTGATTCAAATATTGGTGACGATTTCTTAGTAGTGTAATTAGAAACAGTATTAACTCTGTTTTCAATTAGTTTTTTTGTTGCGTTTACATCAGCATCAATAGGCTTTCTAGATTCAACAGAAGCCTTTTGTTTTTGTGTATTGTTTTCATTGTCTTTAAAAAGTGTATTAAAAGATTCAAGTGTTTTTATTGTATTGTCTTGAGACAAAGCAATAGATCTAGCGTTGGCTTCAGATGATTTAAAAATTTTAGGTGTTTCGTTTGACATATTTTTTGCAGTGTCGTCTATTAAATTAGAATAAGTATTCACCCAATCTAAATCAACTTGAGACCCACTCTTTAAATATTTAGATGCATAAGTATCTTTAAGAGACATATACTTTTCAAGTTCTGTTTGTAAACCATAATGACTTTTCCAATCAGCTTGTGCAAGAGTACCTACATCAACATTAGAAAAATTAACACCATAGTATTTATTTTGTTCTTCATTAAGTTTATTAAATGTTGCTATGTTTCTATTATTTGCGGTTATAATATTATTTTTTCTATCGGAATTCATAAATCCTTGAAAAAGATTCTGTTGATTAGTACTCATTTTACTGGATGCATAAGATAAATAATTAGCTGTCTTATCAATAAGAGGTTTATCAATAACAGATGGATTATAATCCTTAGCTAACTTTAATAAATTACTCATATCACCTATTGGTTTTTTCTCATAAGCTAAATTTGGCTCAACTAGTGGTTTGTTTCTTGGTTTAATAACAGTATTACCAGTTGTAAACTGAGCTTGGGCTGATCTTTGCCTAGAGAATATATTGGATGCAGTTACTTTAGAATTATAAGTATCAATAATTTTTTTCTGTCTGTCTTGTTGTTCTTGTTTTAATGTATTAGCAGATGTAATAAGACTACTTAGAAAGGATTCAGCCATTTGTTCTCTCTTTCTGTTGCTTATCAAACAACATGTACAATTTATTAATTACATCTACTTGACCAGCAGCAAACGCAGACCTTCTAGTAAACTCTTCATTGCTTAGGCTTGGATCGTACGGCAGCTGGCTGTATAGTTTCTCCAGCGCAACAATCAGATCCTTGTCTATGTTTGGAAAGTTCTTCATACTTTTTCTCCAGATCGTCAATACGAGTAAATAAATGTTTAGTAAGCTGATTTAATTCCACGGGTGATAAACCATGACCAAGTTTTAATCGAGTTTCTATTTGTTCTTTTGAATACATATCATATCTCCTTAGGATAAATCTACAATTTCGCAAGCACCAGCAGTACACGCCAAAGCATGAGAACTCTTAGTTGAATCTACTAGTTCATACTTCTCTAACAAACTCCAATCAATCTCCACTTTAGGAAATAGATTGTATGTTCGTGCATCTACAGCTTCAAACGGTGCTTGAGTATACACATGATCAGACTTAGGCAAGAAAGATATACCAGAAATCTTATCAAAGTTTTCGTATACCCATTGACCTACTGATAAGAAATCAGTGTCATCATATGATACCGTGATAGATGGTTTATGGTGACAGTAATGATCTTGATATGTTTCCCATAACTTAAGATGATCCATAGCCATTAACTTATCTTGGGTAATAGCACCACTACTGCTCTTCTGTGGGAAAGTAAAGATACCAGTCGCATCTGGATTCATTACACAATCTTCACTAGATACACCTTGATCCTTCATAAAGGAATAGATGGGATCTTTCTTGTCAATGCGTACACGACGAAGATAGAATGGAGCATAGCGAGGATGCAATCCACTTGCTGAGTTTGCCAAGCAAGAGGTTGTACCCTCAGGCTTGATACATGTAATAGACTTGCTATTAGGAATGTTTAACTTAGCAGCCCATGTGTGATTGGTTTGTGTGGATACTTCTTGTAGGTAATCCAACGCTTGTTGTAACTTACCCATACCAGACTTACCACTCATTAAGGCATTGTCATAGATACCAGTCATAGATACACCAAGCAATCGTTCCTCATTACAGTTGTCTTTCCATACCTTAGGTAGATATGTAAAGTTAGTAAAAGTACTTTGAATAGTACCAATGATAGTTGCTTGTTCAATCTTACGACGGATATCTTTAAGGTTATCGGTTTCTTTAAGGACAACCGTACTTAGATTACAGAATTGATTAGGGCGTAGGATGATCTCTGAGCAGGGATTAGTACCATACTCATAGTCTGCACTACGACCAGACTTGACAGCCAAGTCACGCATAGCCTTACGATTACAGATACCACGCTCACCTGAGTGAGAGTTGTATAGTTCCGACCACTCTTCAAGGAATTGTCCCATTGGTGGTTTTGATTGGTAGATAGCGGAGTTATTAGCCAAGGCTCTATGACCGCTAGATCCCCACCAAGACCCGCTCTTACACTTAGCCATCTCTCGGTCAGATAGATCCGACAATGAGATCATAGCCGATCTGCGTACACCACCGACAATAACAGACTGTGCGATCTTGCAACAGATATCATGGCACTCAAGTGCCGTAAGCTTACGACCCTGTGCATTAGTCATAGTTTGTACTATGAATTTAAAGGTATCCTCAAGAGGGGCGGGTCCACTAGCACGACCACCAAAGGTCTTAAGCTTCTCACCAGACAGGCGAACCTTACTTACATCCCACTTATAATGCTTACCGTTATATAAAGAAGTCATCATGGAATACAGAGCATTAGCCCAGCCTTCTCTTGAATCTTCTACAACAAGCACGGTATCAAAGTCTTTTGTTATAACGGATACCTTAGGTAACTGATCTACACAGCGATGTTCAACTGAGTAGCCAACACCAGTACCACACATAAGGATATACATGAGGTTACTAAATGAATCTACTGAGTCAATCTCAAGGTAGGCACAGTTATACAGGGCAGTATGATCCTTATCCAAGGCTGGACCAGCGGTCATAAGACCACGCATACTAGGTAGTACCTCAAGATTAAGGATAGCATCCTTAATATCAGGTCTTGTTAACAGCAATGGTGTCCTATTAGTAAAGTAATTCCACCATCTATCTACTGTTTCTTCCCATGTTTCTCGTCTATTCTTATCCTCAATCCACCGACTATAACGACTTAACGCTATGAAATTTTGAAATGTATCCATACTCAACCTCTTTCTTACGGTATCTCTTAGCCCCAACAATTGGGAGTCCAAAGAATAACCTTGTTATTTACAATTAAACCAGCCTTCATAACAAATTTAACTTCGCCAGCTCTAAGGATTCTGACACACCTAGCCATCTGTAAGGCATAGGATATATCATAGTGTTCCTTATCTTTGTTAACTATAGTCTCATAAGCAGCCATAACAGCAGCAGTCCAGTTAGTTGGTGTAGTAGAGTCCAATAACTTATTAGCCTTAACAGCACCCATCTTCCAAATACCACCAATGTTATCAGTCGTATCTCCAGTCAACCACTGCATATGGAAGTTACGGTCAGCTTCTTGCTCAGTCAACATAACAGGTGACTCTTCCTTATCAGGGTTCCAATGCCATCCTGGAACTGATCTTAAGTCTTTGTCTATGGTAACCGCAATGGTATCTCGGTCAGCCTGTGATGCCTTGACACCCATGATATCATCAGCTTCGATACAGATACCTGTATGATTAGGAAGCATATCCTTAATACATTGGGTGACAATGGGTAGACTTTCGGGTG